TAAAGAATTCTTGGATGAGCACGTGATCGGGCAAGATAGCGCCAAGATTGTTCTTAGTGTCGCTATTGCCAATCATTACAAACGAATTACTTACCCACCTACAAATTTGGATATTCAAAAGGGAAATATTCTTTTGATAGGTCCAACTGGATCAGGAAAGACTTTACTTGCTAAAACAGTTGCAAAGTATCTTAATGTTCCCTTTGTTGTAGCAGATGCTACCAGTTTAACTGAAGCTGGATATGTAGGGGATGACGTTGAAAGTATGATTGGGATGTTGGTTAGTGCAGCAGGCGGTGACCCTAGACTAGCAGAACGCGGGATTGTATTCATCGATGAGATTGATAAGATTGCTCGTAAGGGTGAAAGTGCAAATATTACCCGCGATGTTTCAGGGGAGGGTGTTCAACAGGCTCTGCTTAAACTAGTAGAGGGTACAGTATGTAGGATTCCAGCAGCCGGTGGAAGGAAACATCCTGGTGGCGATATGATGGAAATTAATACCAAAAACATCTTGTTCATTGCAGGCGGGGCTTTTGTAGGACTGTCTGAAGTGATTAAAAGCCGTATCAAGGGGACCAGTATTGGTTTCGGTGCCTCGCTAGCTAAGACACACGATGAAGCGGATCTAAGTGCAGTGACACCAGATGATTTGACTAAATTTGGAATGATCCCCGAATTTGTTGGTCGATTTACTACAGCAGTCAGTCTTACTGATTTGAATGAAGAACAGTTGCTGAGAGTGCTAACCGATATTAAAAACAACTACATCGACCAATACAAATATCTATTCTCATTGGATAAAGTTGAGCTAGAGTTCGATCAATCTGCGTTAAAGCAATTGGTTACTAATTGCTTGACGTTGAAGACTGGAGCTAGAGGTCTACACACTGAAATCGAACGTGCCTTAATGCCGCATATGTTCAATGTTAAAAAATATCAACGTACTGGATTGGTCAAAGTTAACATCAATCAAAAACTGGTATTGGAACCTAAAGAGATGTTGCCCTAAATACTATATTTTTTTGCGTATTCTGATATAATAAATACATATGTAGATGCCGATAATCGGGTCTACATTAGTCATCTTGCTTAATAATAGGAGAAATCAAATGACAAAAACTTTAACCCTTCGGTCCCTCGACATTCCATCACTTCACAAATTCGGTATCGGTTTTGATACGATGTTTGATGAGTTGCAGAGAATGCACATTCAACAACCCAACACAAACTACCCTCCATATAACATAGTCCAAATCAATGAGGACGAGTATATGATTAGTTTAGCTGTGGCGGGATTTAGCCAAGACAATCTTTCAGTTACCAAAGAAAAAAACTTCTTAATCATTGAAGGTACGTTGGGAATGAACAATGCAGAGACTGAAGAAATCAATTACTTGCATAAAGGTATCAGTGAGAGAGATTTTCGCAGAGAATTCAAGCTTGCGGATCACGTGGAGATAGAGAACGCACATCTAGAATTGGGAATTCTTAGTATTCGCCTGAAACGCGAAGTTCCTGAGGAACAAAAACCCAAGAAGATTTCTATCTCTTATAATAAATAATATAGAGTAATCAGGATGCGGTGAAAACCGCATCCATTTGTCAAAGGTAAACTAAAATGTCAAAAACAGATACCAAAATTAAAATCAAACCCAATCTTGGTCTTCAAGAGCCACCACTATTCAGAATCATTTATATTAATGATGAAGTTACATCAATGGAGTTTGTAGTAGAGTCACTGATAGATTATTTTAATTATAATGTAGACACTGCGGCAGTTATCACAAAGAACATTCACGATTCAGGGAGTGCGGTAGTAGCGGTCTTGCCCTATGAAATCGCAGAACAACGAGGGATCGAAGTTACCCTGGATGCTAGGTCACACGGTTTCCCACTGCAAATCAAAGTAGAAGCTGAGGGTTAGACCTCAACTGAAATTCTTTTAGCCCAATATGGGTTTAATTTATAATAAGGATTGGTAACATAGTTGATATCGTTTATGACGGTATCAACATTTTTTTTGTATGTGCCAAAGGCCCAATGAGATACTTTATGCTCTGTGTCGGCCATCAAAGCGATAGCCGGTTCGTATTGAGCAAGGATACCAGGTGGCTCTTCTCCATAATATAACTCTTGTCTTGGTACAGAATTACTCACCAAGAGTATCTTAGTGACATCTAAGTGCCGTTGTAATTTTTCTAATGATTTTTTTAAGTAATGAATATCGTCTAAGTGTGCGGCTATTGCCGAGCCCTTTAGATCAGGAATACCATACCATCCATTACATCCTAGAATGGCAACACCATCGATAATCACCACTCGTTGATGTAGCACTGCGACATTACGAATATGATTACATACGTGGATAATGTCATTGGTCCTGGAATCAATATCTGGCATATTTTCATATTCCAGTGTTCCAGGGGAGTAGAACACTCCCTGATAAAATTTAGATAAATGCGTGAGAGTAATGGCGATAGTTCGTAAATCGTGACTTACATTTCCTGCTATAATGCAGTATAAGCTAGTAGCTTTATTTTCCCAATTAAAAACATCATCGGGTAATAAATGTAAGTCGCTGATTAAATCAAAACCTATCTCCATTACTACTTACTTAACAATAGTCATTCTTGGTGCTTTAGGCTTAGGTGCCTTAGCTGCTACAGCTTTAGGTTTCGCAGCTTTTGGCCTGGCAGTTTTGACTGGCGCTGGTGCCACTACAGGTTCAGATGTCACGGTTATTGGAGCTGTGGCCTCTACTACAGCAATAATAGCTGGTTGAACTACAGGTTCTTCTTTAACCACTTCCGGTGCGGGTGCCGGAGTCTCTATCTTATAAGGTGCCTCAGCTTCAACGAACGATGGTGTCTTAGAATCTCGGGTTACAACAAATCTGATTACTGCTATAATAACCGCAATTATTGCTATTACAATGAGTGCTTCCATTTAAATCTCCTAAAAGACTATTTAATGTTTTTTTAAAGGATAGATATTTTTCTATAATTATGGATAAATATTGTTATGAGTAAACTTAATCGTCATATGACTGAGGCTTTGCCCACACTAAGCTTTCAAAAAAGATTATCTTATAGAACCTCTATCACTGAAGTTCGTAGTTTATTTAAACTACTCAACAAAGAATTGTTCAACGGAGAACTTCCTATTCCAAAATTTCAACTGGTGTATCGTTGGAAAGGCTATTGGGGAGAATGTTCTGCTAAAGATGATACACCGATCCCCGCGCGGTCTACGTGTACCATTACATTAGTTGACAAGTGGGCGTGTCGTCAATGGTTAATTACTATACTAGCACACGAAATGTGTCATCAATATCAATGGGATGTCGCTGGCTTAAGAAGAATACAACAAGGATTAGAACCTATAATGAGCCATGGGCCCAGCTTCTTTGCACATAGAGATAGATTAATAACACACAGCATTCCATTAAAACGCTCACCTAATCTGGGTAATTGGTTTAAATTTCAAAATCTATTTAAGTCTTGATAGCATAAATACTCATTATGCGCGAATTCATTACTCTTATCCAAACTCTTTCCGAAGCTAAATCTGCACCTTCTCTTGTTCCCGGAGAACTTAATAAGGATGAGAGAAGATTTACGACGTTTATAGATTATATAAAAAATAGAAAACCGTTTACCACGTTGGCAGGTGATGAAGTAATTATTGATCCACGCGAAGCCAAGCGTTTTCAAGGTCTGTACGATACCAATATGTTCCGTGGTCAATTGAAGGCCAGAACAACAACCGGTGAAGAGATATCATTGAATCAACTAGCCAAAACAAGCGCATTTGGCGGCGCAGCAAAAGCCGCAGGTGAATCGGAAATGTCAGCCGGTAAAGAAGCACTATTGGTTAAGCCTGGCCAAATAGGTATTTGTGACAGAGATATCCCTGCCTCAGATTTTTATGATGAAATCGTAAATAACCCAGTATTGAACAGCACCGATTACGGAAAGGTAATCATTCAGCTAGCCGAATATATTAGAGCCGGCGAATATGTCATGGTACCACCTGAATATCAACAGAAGGACAAAGAAAAAGTTCTGAAGGCAATTATTGATTATGGTGGCGAGTATTTAGGGGTGTTGGCATTACTTTATAATAGAAGTCGGTTTCCCAAAAGAGCAGAGTTCACTAAATGGATGGGTGGTAATTTGAGTGAGTTAGTATTGAATTTTCCCGGGTCAGCAAATAATAACATTGCTGATAGTTATGCTAATATTAGAAATTCAACTAATGAACACACACTAAACATTAGCAGTAAAGGCACCGGAGGTGGTGCTGCGCCTGCTGTCTCTGGATTACAGGTCCCTGAACATATCAACGCTAATCCAAAATACTCTACCGCAGTAGAATTCATTAAGCTATGTAAAGAGCCAGGCACTATTGCGCAGGCATTCAAAGCATTGGATATAATCTTCAAATCCAATCCAAAATCTATAGATAAGAAATGGCATTCATTTTTACCATTCTCTACAAAACACCCCAACATTGAATGGTTGGCTAAAGAAAGCTTGAATGCTAAAAAGAATCGGGTAGACAGCCCATTGCCCAAAGAATATAGGCCTCTATACGGCGATATTAAAAGTGATGCTAGTGAGGGCGGAAAACTAATATATGCTGTTAAAAAAGAAGTGTTGAGGGCCATTAATGACCATGACGCTATTCCAGCTTTTAAAGATGTGGTACTAGACTTGTTAGAAATGAATTTTATTCAGCAATATGCTGATTACAAAAAGGGAGAGATAACATTTGCTACCCAATGGCCAGCTAAGCTAGACGGGCAGATTAGTGTTGAGAGTAAATCAAGTGCGAAAGATCCTAGTTCTGGTGGGTTTAGCTTTAAATTGGGAAGAAGCGATAGCAGTGTTAGCCATGAACCCAATGAACCATATATAGACGGTGAGGATTACACCATCAATGAACCTGCTGACTTAGCCGCTGCAGCGCAGGATATAGTTAATCCCACACGAAAAGCTAAAGAAACTGAAGTTCGTAAAAAGAGAAAATAAGTTCCAATACTAGTTGACATTATCGCATTTATTCGTTATAATGTTGAAACTTTTATAAGGAAATATATGAACTTAGTGCCAATGGTATTGGAGCAAACTAGTCGTGGCGAGCGTAGCTATGACATCTATAGCCGTCTTTTGCGGGATCGTGTTATTCTCTTAGAAGGAGAAGTGCATGACCAAATGGCTAACCTAATCGTCGCACAATTGCTTTATTTGGAAAGCGAAGGTGAGAAAACTATTAGTGTCTACATTAATAGCCCGGGAGGTAGTGTGACCGCTGGAATGGCTATTTACGATTGTATGCAATTTGTAAATTGTGATGTGCAAACGATTGTTATGGGTCAAGCCTGTTCGATGGGATCATTACTCGCAACCGCTGGATCTCCCGGTAAGAGAAAGATACTGCCAAATGCTCGGCATATGTGTCACCAACCCAGTGGCGGGGCACGTGGGCAAGCTACTGATATGGAAATTCAGGTTAAAGAAATTCTTACTATGAAGAAGAACTTGACTGAAATATATGTCCATCACAACTCTAAGGGAAAGACGTTTGATGAGTTTGCTACTATGATGGAACGTGATACATTTATGTCCGCCCAAGAATCGTTGGATTGGGGATTGGCTGACGAAATCATTGTCAAGCGTAGCTGACCAGTAGGAACCTACTATGCCCTGGATCGAGAATTGTTCCGCTGATGATATTCCCAAAGGATTGCACCACGCCGCCGGGATTAACAGTATGCTTATTCAAATTATGGATCCGGCAAGTAGGTTCCCTATTCCCAAACATCAGTTTAAGGAATCACACTTTTTTCGATTTCTTGATATTGAACGGGATGATCACTGCTTTGATGAAGAATGCCGAGTAAGTGACACACAAGCCCGCGACTTAGTAAGCCTGTTGCAACAGGCATTTGCAAAGCGAATGAATGTTGTGGTGCATTGTTTTGCGGGTATGTGTCGATCTGGGGCAGTGGTTGAAGTTGGGGTGATGCTTGGCTTTACTGCTGTTGAGAAATTTAGATTGCCCAATCTGTTAGTAAAACACAAGATGATGGCTGTATTAAATTTGCCCTTTGACGAGAACGAAAAGACTGATGCCGATGCCTGGCGCCAAATGCTAGGTTGACAATAATTACAACTTCTGCTATAATACTTATATTGTAGATAAGGAGCTGGACATGAACTTCACGCTGATTACCCCGACTGGTCAAGTCTACACTTTTTACATTCGGGAAACAGCCGAATGCTATCAGCAAGCATACGGTGGAACGTTGATCCTGGCCAACATTGTTGAGACCGTGGAAATAATCTAAAAAAGGTTGACAATAAATCAGCCCTATGCTATAATAGATACTTAGACAGTTAAACAACGGAGTTGATATGGGTACAAGATCAGTTATCGGTGTGATGATGGGCGACGTTTGTAAGGCAGTGTACTGTCATTGGGACGGATATATCTCGCACAACGGCGCGCTTTTGTATCGTTTCTATGACTCGGTGAAAGCAAATCAACTAATCGCAATGGGCAACATCTCTAGTTTGGGTGTTGAAATCGGCGATAAACACGAATTTAGTTCACGTGTCCCCAAGTTCGGCGAGTCTGGATTCAATGCGTATTGCACTTTCTATAACCGTGATCGCGGCGAGGATGAGGTGTTTACTACATTGACCTCTTGGGAAGATTTTGTTGACTTCTTCACCAATGATAGCGGCGCAGAGTACGCATATATTATGCGTGACGGTGTTTGGTATACTTGTAATTCCAATAATACTCAATTGGTTTTGCTGGCTGACGCTATCGTCGCTGAGCAAATGACGGAGGGTTGCTAATGAAGATACCCACAGTGGGCAGTATGGTCGAGGTTAAAACTCGCTATAGTCAGGGTCCGCGTATGATCCCGCCCCAACCCGACTACAATGTCTATGAGGGTAAGGTTCTGCCCTCGTATAAATGGCTGAATGATAGGCAGTTTTGTCTATCAGGAAATACTGCTTGGCCCATCCGTGTTATAAATATGGATTATGTCGATGACATTTCTATACTGTCAGGCAGCTTTAAGGAAGTTGATACCGGTACTAGGATTATAGAAGTTGCCGGTAGCAAAGGTAGCAAGTATATTGTTACAAGTGACAGCAAGGGATGGACTTGCACCTGTACAGGATTTCAGTTTCGCAAGCAATGCAAGCACATATCAGAATTGAGTAAGGCGTAAATATGAGCCCGGAACTAGATAATATACTGTGTGAAAAGTATCCCAAGATTTTTGTCAATCGCAATAGTGATGTAAAAGAATCCTGCATGGCTTGGGGTTTTGAGCACTCCGATGGTTGGTTCAACATTATTGATAAACTGTGCGGCAACATTCAATCCCATATTGACTGGAGTAGGAAAGAACGCGGACGAGCGTTGAGATTTAATCGAGCACTAAAGCGAGCCATTGCTGGAGATCGTACCAGCATCACTAATTTCTATTTTGACAAACGAGAAGTTCCGGCCGATCACTGGATTAGTGACCGCATCAACCAACAAATTCAAGATGCTGCGTACAGAAAAGTTCCCGAAGTTGTTCAGCAGGTGGTGGCCGACCAAGTAAAAGAAAAATTCGGGACCCTAAGGTTCTACTACACAGGTGGGGATGATTACGTAGCTGGCTTAGTGGCTATGGCAGAATCAATGTCCGGCGTCACTTGTGAGATGTGCGGCACTTTGGGTAAAAAGCAAGGCGGTAGTTGGATCAAGACCTTGTGTGAACAACACCTAAAGAAAGATACCTGATATAGGTTTCACCATATTATGAGAAGTGTAATAAAAGAACTATTGATTATCTGCACCTGTTTAGCAATAGGATATGCCATATCTCATTACTTCCTACAACACTATCGCCCTACAATAAATAATTGTGATGAGATTCAGGATCCTACATTAAAATCCCAGTGTCAAGGTTGACAGCATAGCAAGGCTATGATATAATATATCTTTACGAAAGTAGTTATGAAAATAGCACTGGCCAGTGATTTACATTTGGAATTTGGAGATATCATTCTCACTAATAGTGACGGGGCAGATGTCCTCATCCTATCAGGTGATATATTGATTGCTGAGGATCTGCACGATCATCCCGTCCCTACTACTGAACCATCTATTAAGTTGGGCCAGCGCCAAGAAGCAGCCTATCGTTACCGTGACTTTTTAAAGCGTTGTAGCGAACAGTTTCCTCACGTGATTTATATTGCCGGCAACCACGAGTTTTATCATGGTAAGTGGCCAGGCAGTATGAAGACTCTGCGTGATGAGTGCGCCGAATTCTCAAATGTGTATTTCCTTGACAAGGAAAGCAAAGTAATCTCCGATGTAACCTTTGTCGGGTGTACCCTGTGGACGGATATGAATCAGGGTGATCCTATTACCTTACACACAATTGCAAGAGAGATGAACGACTTTAACATCATTCGCAATGATGAAAAGGGTTACACCAAGTTGAGGCCGGCTCAGGTTATGTCTGATCATCGTAAGGCGGTTGAGTACATTCGTGATACCGTAGAGAATGGGTCTGGCGAAAAGTTTGTGGTAGTGGGGCACCACGCACCTAGCAAGCTTAGTACTCATCCTAAGTATGCAGATGATTATGTCATCAATGGTGGGTATAGTTCAGACTTGAGTGAGTTTATCCTTGATCATCCCAAGATCAAGTTGTGGACACATGGTCATACCCATCATTCGTTTGACTACGTGATTGGCGAAACCCGTATTGTTGCTAACCCGCGTGGTTACATTGGTTACGAGGCACAAGCTGATTACTTTGAGCTAAAGTATTTTGAAATTTAGTTACACTAAGGTAACCAAAACATCTTGTAGTAGTATACCAGATGTAGTATAATCTTACTATGTTGTGAAAACAACTACTTTTAAAGAGGAAACAAAAATGACTGAAACTAAACAAACTCGCCTACTGAAGGCACTTCAAAATGGTGAAGAACTCACCGCAAAGCAAATTACCTATCGTTTTGGTATTGCTAATCCTACTGCTACCGTGAGCGACATTCGTTTTGCTGGGTTTGCAGTGTATGCTAACAAGCGTACAAACAAGCTTGGTCAAACGTTCACTAAGTATCGTTTGGGAACCCCCAGCCGTGCAGTTGTTGCCGCTGGCTATCGCGCATTGGCGATGAGCAACGCAGTTTAATCTCGGGAGAGATTAAGTAAGAAGGTTTAACGGGCACCTCAAGCCCGTTATTTATTTCTAACGTGGAATGTATGATGGGTATTTTTCATAGGATCATGGATAAACTGGGTAGGCATCGGCTTATTACTAATAGTAGGACTGGTGCGGATTATCTGCATCGCTATTACCTGTTTCTAAAAAATCGCACATGGTTCCCCGTTAACGTCGCTCTACATACTATTGTGCAAAGTGATGATCCCATATTTCACAATCATCCGTGGCCCTATCTAACCATCATTCTTAAGGGTGGCTACTATGAACACACTCCGTTGTTCAACGTCGCGGGTGAGAAATTTGCAGAGATATGTCATTGGCGTGGTCCAGGATCTATCATATGGCGAAAAGCTAAAGAATTCCATTGGCTGGAATTGGAAAACAACAAATCAGTCGCCACCCTATTCTTTATGGGAGTGCGTAGTCAGGAGTGGGGATTTCTAGTTGAAGCTAAAAAGAACAAACATCGTTGGGTTAAACATAGTCACTATTTGACTAGCTGGAAGCCATATCATGCCAAATACATTGCTAGTCGCAATAAAGCTAACAGCAAATAACTGTCATTATGCCATGTAACCCGCCGCAATTTTCTATTGACGAACAGTATTTGTGTATGGTTAATACTGTTACATACCGTAGTCTATTATCCAATCCAGAACAACCAACTGATGATGATTTAATTAAGATTTTAAAAAACGAGCACCAGTGTAGCTATTCATCCGATGATGATCACCCCGAATTCAAGAAGCTTAGAGCCAATTTGGGCGAGAAGTGTTATATTGCAATACAACGTGGATGGTGGAATGGAGATATAGTAGTGAAACCATTTAAGCTTAATGGAGTTTTATTTAGGAAGGGCTCGTCTTTCCATTGCGGGGGTGCCCTAGCAGATACTCTTAAGGGTACATTTAACTCCAAAGAACGGCATAAAGGAAATACCGAATGAATGAAAATACCAAAGAAATCTTGATAATTTTGCAGGAAGAATGTGCTGAAGTTTCACAAGCTATTAGTAAATGTTTTCGTTTTGGCCCAGATCAATGTAAACCTGATAGTGATCTAACCAATATACAAGCCCTACAAAGTGAGTTGGGTGACTTACACGCTATGATTGAATTGTTGACAAAGGCTAATATTGGTGTCACTACTAGTGGTATCAAAGAGGCTAAAATTAAGAAATTTCAAAAATTAAAGCTTTGGTCTACCCTTACTATTACATAAATACAAAATGGAACTTTTAATTTTCTTTGTCCTCGGATGGTTAGTAGGGTCACTGCTTGCTGTTCGGTCTGTGCTAAAGGCATTACTTCGCGATAGGATTAACGAACTAGCAGAACAAGATGATTTGCCGGAATCTGCAAACAGTTCGAGGGTTAAAATCCCAATAATGTCCACTTCACTTTACAATAATGAGATTTTGTTGTATAATAACGAAAACACATTTATGTGTCAGGGATCTTCATTGGAAGAATTAGCCAGTAACTTAGTTGAGCACCAGCACATAAAGATTGCTTATGTGGTACACGAACATCGGCATTTATGGTTTATCGACGGTAAAATTAAAGCAAATGTCAAATGAAAGTTAAAATCAATAAGTTCCCCCGTAAAAGTCTGGATAGAAAAATTGATATCCAGATCGAGCCATTTGATACATGGAGTTTAGATCATACACTTGCCCTAATCATACTGCCAGCACTCTTACAACTGAAGGCTACCAAACACGGGGTACCAGGTGAGTTTGCCGAGGTAGGTGGTGAAGATTACAGTGAGCAACAATCATTTGATTTTTACTCAGAAACGTACACTGAAGCATTTGAAAAAGGATGCGACCGATGGGAAGAGGTACTAGACAAGATGATTTGGAGTTTTCAACAACTTGCACTAGAAGATTACGACTCAAAATATCATCACGGTGACGGTAAGTTTGATTGGGTTAAAAGTGATGTAACATACACTGATCCAATAACCGGAAAAGTAGAATCTACCTATCAGATCATCACCGATAATTCTACCAATTGGTTTGATGTTGATGGAATGGTCATGCACGAAAATAGGATACAAGAAGGTCTCGACTTGTTCGGTAAACACTATCGAGCACTTTGGGACTAAGTATGAATGGCACATTGGTATTTCGTCATATAAGTGATAGCCTGCAAAGACCAATCGTAAAAACTAAAGTTAGTCAACAAGATTACACGTGTTTTTGTGAGGGATATCTATTTGATGCCATCAAAGGAAAACGATTTGGACAAGCGTTTTGTGAAAGATTCAAAATTGTAGATTACATTTTAATAATTGAACCTTCCACAGAATACTCAAAAAATTATATTATAAAAGCAGGATACGTAACTAAATGACACACCTAGTAACAGAAGATTGTATTAAATGCAAGCACACTGATTGTGTGCCAGTATGTCCAGTTGATTGTTTTTATGAGGGGCCTAACTTTCTAGTCATCAACCCCGACGAATGCATTGATTGTGGAGTGTGTATTGCTGAGTGTCCGGTTAATGCTATTATCGTAGATGATAACAAAGAAGTTGCGAATATACCTTTTTGGTACGAACTTAATGCTCGACTATCTGCTAAATGGCCCAACATTACTAAACGAAAAGACGCATTGCCCGATGCTAAAGAGTGGCAGGGTAAACCTAATAAAATTAAGTTGCTTGAAGAATGAACGACCGATATATAACGCTGTATATGGACATTGCTGATAGAGTTTCTCAGATGTCCGTTGCCCGTAGACTTATGGTTGGCAGTGTAATAGTTAAGAACAACTCTATACTAAGTTATGGCTGGAATGGAATGCCTTCTGGTTGGGATAACAACTGTGAAGATGAGATTCGTTATCCTGATGCACACGGTATTACATTAAAAACTAAACCTGAGGTGTTGCATTCTGAAAGTAATGCGCTAGCTAAGGTGGCTAAATCTACTGAAAGCAGTGATGGTGCTACCATGTTTTGCACCCACGCACCGTGTATGCAGTGTGCGAAATTGATTTACCAATCGGGTATTAAAAGTTTGTACTACCGTACCCAATATCGTGACACTGCGGGGATAGAGTTTTTAACTCGGAGCAACGTGGATGTACATCAACACGGAATATGAAACTGAAGTTCAGATTCAATATGGTCAGCTAAAGCAGATGATCGACTGGTGTACCACGCACTGTAGCGATAAGTGGGGATATACCATTCTGAACGAAGCTGGAGAAGAGCCCGGTTATTATTCCTTTAAGTTTGCATCCAGTAAAGACTACGTTACATTCCTGATTTGGAAAAAATGAAATACTACACTTTTAATCGCGAGTCAAATAACTTTTCTGATATCATTACTGACATTGGATTTAAATCATATATAAAATATAAGATATCTTGGAATCATCATCTATTATTGGGATTTTCCGATGACATCAGTGAGGGGGTTCTAGGATATCTCATTCTTAAATACGGTGATGATATCGTAACTCTGGTCCCTACTGATTACACACCCATAGCCAACAAAGACTATGTGATGAGTAGGAAACCACTTCCTACAATAAAGTAGATATTAGCTTAGCTTCAGGAATTCTGGTCTTGGTATTCTTACTACCAAGCAACACCACTGTTCTAATTCCGTTAATTGTTTCCAACATCATTACAATGCAGCCTCCACTTTTGGAAATAAACCCAGTCTTACTTACTAAAAAGTGAGACCCTTTACCTACTAGTGGATTGGTGTTCCTAAACTCTTGCCAACGATTCTTTTTACCAAGCCATTTAACTACATCTTTATTACTGGCTTCTACAATGGTGGGATAGTTTTTAGCCGCTACCACTAGCTTAAGCAAATCTTGGGCGGTACTGGTGTTATTATTTAGTAAGCCAGTGGGATCAGTGAAGGTGGTGTGGGTCATAATTAAGGCCTCTGCCTTTAAATTCATAGCAGATATACATTCTCGTGGACCACCGGGATAATAATCACATAGTATTTTCGCTGCGTTATTATCCGATTTAACCATAGCTAAATCAATCAGAGTTTGTCGGGTGAGTTCTTTGTTGTATAATTTTTTAGGAATCACTTCAGTCAATGATTGCCCACTGTCTAATACTATCATCACCGTCATTAGCTTGGTAATGCTAGCGATAGAACGAATATCGTCCGTGTTGACACCTTCCAATACCATTCCAGTTGAATCAGCCACTGCCCAAGAATGAGCAGTAACTTCGGGTAATGGGCCAGCAACAGATGATAGTGCGAATGTGGCTAGGCAGGCAGCTAGTATTTTATTCATACACGATACTAGTATATTAGGGTAATACTATGAGGGAAGTATTAACAACATTGCCTGCAGCATAGTTGCACAACCAACTAAACCTACAACTAGACTAGCCCAAAACAACGCCATATTAACCGCTAAAATACTAGCCGTCAACAGCACAATAGCGATTTGGAACAAGCTACCTGAATAGTTAAACCACGGTGCTTTCACTTTAGCTATTGCACGTTCTGCTTCTAGCTGTCTGGCTTTGGCCATTAATTCAACCTTACCTTCACCAGTGACTGGATCGCTTTCGTATGATGCGGCTTTGGCAGCATATTTTTCTGCCTTATCTTTGTTGCCTGCATCAGCCGCTTGGGTTGCTGCCAACTCGTATGCAGTTTGTTTAATACTTTTAGCCTGATAGAAGGACCAAATATCACTCGCTACGATAGTGTTATTCAGTATTTTACCACTATTTCCACTAATCATAATAGTGTCGATGGCTAACAATGCTGCTAATACCGTAATGACCCATCCAGCTTTATCTTTGATTTTAGCTTCACGTTCGGATCTACTTGGGTTGTTGTCTGTCATAATTTATTACCTTATTTAGATTGGTGAGAGGTATGCCCCTTGGGCGCTTGATAATTAAAATAAATTGAGGTGAATGCGTATAATAGAATTAAAATGGCTAAGGTGCGTGGTATATTATTCATTGTGCAAACCCCGCAACATAAACGATAATAGAACTTGCTACCATACACCACCAAAATAGTTCATTTATTCGTTTTAAATCACCCTTCATTAGTTTAGCATCGGCTAAATCTTCTTTCTCTACTTCTTTTTTCAACCGTTCATACTCTATCCAGGCCTTGTCACCGTAATCAGTGATGATATGGCTTTTGAGATTAGAAGTTGCAGTTGCCGCTGCAAATTTATTTAGCATTTTTTTATAGGCTCGTTGTTCCTGTTCGGAACTCAGGGCATCTACTTGTTTCCTTTCTTCTACCCGTTGTTTTTGTGCAGACCTCACTGTTGCGTGATTATCAGCTTGGATTTCTCCGATGAACTGTGCCCCCTCTTTACCTATTTTATATGTTTCTTTTAAGGCAGATAAAGCGGAACGGGCCCCAGTGTTAACTTCTGTTGCATCCATAATGCTCCTTTTACTACTTTATTATTTTTATTTTTAGTAGTATACTCTAATATTTATTGAAATAGTGTGAGACCTTTATAAGCATATTTTACCCGATAATAGTGTAGACTGATAAATATGAAATACGATACTCTATCTACCCAATAAATATTGCTAACATAAAGTTTATCGTTTATAATTACATATGACAACGCACCCAAACGACTCCATTCGATATGAAGTCATAACTCAAGAAGACCCCGAAACCGGCGATCTTATCCTCCCAATTCCTCAACAGATATTAGATTCTTTGGGATGGAAAGAAGGAGACAATGTGGAAATTGATATGGGGAAAGATGGTACCATTTTTATAAAGAAATCGCCTGTATGACTACGCATATCACTCCTGATATTCTAGCATCAATTACCTTGAATAGTTTGAACTCCAACTCAGCCATAATGGCCCCTTCATCAACTAATGGTGCAAACTGGTCTACTGGCTATTCAATTACAGCCGGCAATACAAATCCCTGGCATACTAATGCGATTACTACCACGCCCTTACAACACGCTTTCAATATAAGCGGTGATGCCACAGTTGAGGGTGATATTATAATTAAGGGTAAAAGCTTACACCAAACTCTTACTAAGATAGAACAACGATTGGCTATTTTGCATCCCAATCCAGAGTTAGAAGCAAGTTGGGAACAATTGAAAGAACTCGGTAATAAGTACCGGGAGTTAGAGAAAGAACTAATGGAGAAACAAAAAATATGGAATATTTTAAAGAAATGATATTGACAACTATTAACTTTTTTGATATAGTGTAAGTTATGAATATATCAATGTGTTTTTTTAACAGTGCGGACTTTTACATCTATGTCTAAAGAAGATTCAATTAAACTTGAAGGTCAAGTAATTGATGTGCTACCCAATGCAACATTTAGAGTTGAGCTAGGCTCAGGTGGTAAGGTATTAGGATATATTTCGGGTAAGATGCGTAAGCACGACATTAAAATATTGTTAGGTGATACGGTTGAACTTGAATGTAGTCCGTACGATCTAACCAAAGGGCGTATTATTAGGCGCCGATAAATCATCTTAAAGTGACTGGTCTAAGCTAAATAGATGTATGACTATCACAATTACTGAATCGGCCGCTGAAAAAATAAAATCAATAATAGCAGAGGACCCTGAACCAAATACAAGATTACGAATGTTTGTTCAGGGTGGAGGTTGTTCAGGGTTTAGCTATGGGTTTGCCATAGATACTGAACAGAATGAAGATGATTTTGAAGTTGAATCCAACTCAGTCTCTATCCTAGTAGATGCAATGAGTATGCAATATTTAAACGATGCAGTTGTAGATTTCACAGACGATTTATCAGGATCGCGCTTCTCTATCTCTAACCCACAGGCTCAAAGCACCTGTGGATGCGGCTCATCTTTTAGTATGTAACCATTGCCGTAGACTAATCCTTTAGTATGTGATAAATACTAAATAAGGATAAATTTATGGCGATTTCAGGCTTACAAGTAATCAATATTGGATTACAAAATGAATCTACCGGCAGCGATTCGTTATATACCGCATTTAGCAAATCAAAGACAAATTTCGCTACAGTATTCGCTTGTGCGAGCCCGTATAACACCTTTACAGGCAATACGGGTATTACCACTACCACTAATTCTACTACCGGTACAGTAGACATATTAAACACCGGGGTAACGCAGCTAATAGCTGGTACTGGTATTAGTCTCGATCAAACCACCGGAAACATTACTATTTCATCTACCGGTGGCGGTGGAGGAGGTGGCGGAACAGTTACTAGCGTAGGCATTTTGCCCGCATCTAATACCAGAATCGTAGTATCTGGTTCACCTATTGTCAGTGCCGGCAACATTCAACTTGACTTGGCTGTTAGTGGAGTAACTGCTGGTGTATATACCACCCCGACACTAACAGTTGACGCATATGGTAGAGTTACATCAGCGGCTAGCGGATCAGTCGCAGGTACGGTTACTAGTATAGCAGTTTCGCCTGGATTTGGTATTCAAGTTACTGGTAGCCCTATAACCACTGCAGGAACTATTTCTATTCAAAACACCGGTGTTACTAGATTAAGTGCTGGTACTGGAATCACACTTAGCAGTAGCAGTGGTAATGTGACAGTATCTACTTCAGTGACAGGAGGAACTGTTACTAGTGTTGCATTGTCAAGTTCTACACTAACCGTATCTGGCAGTCCTGTAGTATCAAACGGAACATTAGTTGTTGACTTACCTAGTGCAATTACATTAGCCGGGAACATAGCGGGTGGTAATCTACTTAGTAATGGCATAATGGCTTTGAATGGTAGTGAAGATTTAGCAGATGCCGGTGCTGCGAATGTAGCAGTGACCGCAAGTTACTTTAGCACTGCTGCAGCAGAAACTGCCACATTAGCTGCAGGAACAGTAGGACAGTTAAAAACATTTATGATGGTAGCAGATTTAGGCGACATGGTTATTACTGTCACTAATGCTGGTTGGAAAACTAGTGGTACCGGAACAATGACTTTTGGCAGTATCGGGACCTCTTGCACCTTACAATATATAAACAGTAAATGGTTTTGTATAGGCAACAATGGTGTGGTGTTCGCTTAAATCGGAATAAAATATGACAACAATTACAATCACCGAGCTTACTAATATTGGCTCAAACATAGCGTATACCACCTTAGTACCTGTAGTTAATATGACAGGTACTCCCGAGACACAAAAAGCCAATTTACAAATTGTAGGGAACTTGATTCTCAATCAAGCAGGTGGTAATTTTGTGGCGGCAGCAAAGGCTAATACAGTAGTAAATGCAGCACAAGCAAATATCACTAGTGTTGGCACATTAACTGGGTTAAATGTATCTGGAAACGCAAATTTAGGCAACATTACATTTAATAATGCTACAATGTCATCTAAGGTAGCTGGTGCGCCACTTGAAATTGTTGGTAATGGTGCCGGAAATATAAACTTAAGTTCGAATAGTATTATCAATATATCAACTGCTAACATTACAAATCCAGATGGCGGAGTGCAGTTGATGTGGGTTGATCCAACTAACCCGGCCGCTCTACAGGTAGCCGGATTAGCAGTGAATACTGGCTTCGGTGTGCTTGCTAACAATCAAGGTAATGTTCAAATTCTAGCTACTGCTAATGCTGCAAATGGATTGACCCCAGCTTGGACATTTGGTAATGATGGTAACTTAACATTACCAGCTAATTCATTCCAAGTTAACTATGCTAACGGTAATCCTGTACCATTAGGTAGCGGGACGTATAATAATAGCAATGTGGCTTCATTTTTAGCTGCTTTTGGCAGCAATTCAATTTCTACAATCGGTGACATAACCGGTGCCAATATTTATGCTAATAACATTTCAAGTCCGGCGAACACGGTGTTTACTATATATGCGAATGCTAAGATTCATAACTGGGAGTTTGGAACAGACGGTACATTCTATGCACCGGACAATGTTGTTGTGGGTGGTCAAAATCTATTTGTCGGCACCGGCGCAAACCTACTTCCATTCACTTCTGCCACGCTAGTTATTAGTGCTGACAACATAGCATTTGTTCAAGCTGTGGTAACTAATGTGTCGGACATCGGTAGTGCTGATTGGGTTGCATATGGACATCACGGCAACGATGACGGCGGCTTCATCGATATCGGATTCACTAGTGCATCATTTGACGATCCCGACTTTACTATCACTGGTGCAGGTGACGGATATATATTAGTAGAAGCATATGTACCTGGGCAGGCTCCCTTCATAGGTGGCGGCAATTTAATATTAGGTACTGGGGTAAATGGTACGCAAAAAGATATTATATTTTCAACAGGAGGATTCACGCTAACAGATGAGTTTATGCGAATCTCTGATGCTAACAATGCGATAGAATTCTATGATTTAGGTAACATCAGTGGTGCTAATGTTATTAGTATTGAGACACTCATAGCTAACGCTGAAGCAAATGTACTGACATTAACCACATCAAATATCAGCTCTCCTAGTAATATAAATGTTACTGCTAGTGGCAATACTTGGCAGTTTAGCAATGACGGTAACTTAACACTACCGGGTAATACATCAAGCATTAACAATACTAACGGCACACCTTATGGGTCAACTGTAATCGTTACCGCTGCCGCAACAGGAGCGCAGACAATTACTAACGCGGCAAGTGCCCAAGTTCTAGCTTGGACTGAAATCTCTGATACTTCAAATTCTTTTGCTAGCAATATCTTTACCGCACCATTTAATGGATTCTATCAAGTTAATTTGTCTTTATACTGGGGGGCCGGCGTTACGCAATCTGCTGGATTTGTGTCAGCAGTGATAAATCCCACAGGATCCTTTACCACGGTAGATTTACTAAACGGTCCTGCTGGTTCGGGAGCAATACAAAATGTCAGTCGATTAATACAATTAGCACAGGGTGATGAACTAGCGTTTCTATGTGCTCAAACTACCGGCAGTGATCAAACTCCAGCGGTAAATGGAACTACACTGAGCATATATCGTATTGGATAACCAGTGGTGGGTTACAACTCATTGAACTGCTAACAGATATAATGTGCTGTAGTGTGATAAATACTAAAATAAATAAGGAATCATTGTATGTCAATAATAAGAAAAAATCCAGCAGCGGCAGGCTTATCAGATCCCAGTCTAGTACGAAAAGCGGAAGCTAGCTTAGCACAAGATGTGTTACTTACTAAGGGTAAACCGGGCGTTGTTAATGGAGCCGTGGTACTGACTAGTACCACGTTGACCACTACTAGTAATTCCTTCACAACGACAACCAGTGCTAACAATCAATCCGCAGATACCGTTACGGTATACAATACTGCAGGGGCAGTGTATGTTAGTTCAATTGACCAAACTGTTAGACAAAATATCGTTAACAATCCTGTAGCCGGAGTCGGTCGAATTATAGCCGGTACTAATGTAACTATCACCAGTACTGAGGCCAATGGCACCGGTAATGTGACGATTAATGCTACTGGTGGCAATGGCAATACAGGCAATGTTACATTTGATGATAATATTGTTATTGGCACCGGCGATGAATTTGGCAGTACCGGATTGTTTTTGGCCCCTGGAAATGGCAGCATTGCCAATAGCGCAGTACAATACTTGAGAGTGCGTGGCGGCGATGCTCCCACACACATTCACCTTGACACAGGCAACAATCAATTTTATGACCAATACTTTGGTGATGATGCCAAATATGTAAAACTTGAATTGGGTGATACAGGCAATGTCGTAATCGGTACTGATGATGCCAATGGTAATCAGTACAATTGGTCATTTACTAGTGACGGTAATTTAATCCTAGCAGATGGCAACAGTATAATTACGAGCATTGCTAATAGTTCGCTGGATCCAAATAATGCAAATGTCAGCACAATGGTCTTTACACCGGATCAAAATTATACCTCACAATCATTAGTTATTGACCCAACTGGTCCAAGTCATATTCACTTACGAGCACCAGGTGCAAATATTGACGAACCAGATGCTAATATATTCTTAGGCGGTGAAACATCAAGTTTTGAAGTAGGTTATTATAACGGAGCTGCTCCTAATGTATTCGTACACAGCGGCGGTAACACTTGGACATTTGATACTACTGGTATTCTAGTATTCCCGCGTGATACTGGTCCTAATACGACTGATCCTATCTTAACTATTACAGGTGGTGCAAATCCAAAAATCTTGTCAGAAGATGCTAGTTTAACAGGTCCTGCTAATCTTGAGATTACGGCTCTTAATACTATATTCACTGGTTTCACTGGGGACGCAATTAAGATTTATCCTGATGATGGTGAAATTAGTTCAACAGCAAATCTTCAGATTTGGGCTAACTCGGGCGGCAATACTGAATACAGTTGGACATTTGACACTACTGGTAACTTAACTACACCTAGTAACTTAGTGATTGGCCCAGGGCCCGGTAGTGGTTCAAGTATATTTCAATATAATGAGGGTCTACAAATTCTAGGAGAAGGTGCTAACTCCGTTGTACAGCTGGGTTGGACAGCAAATACAAGCGCACCCGATAGTGTTACAACAATAGCAATGAATTACCCAAGTGGTGGCGAAGGTAATATATTGATTGCTGTAGGTAATAACGCAACTACAGTAAACTACTGGCTCTTTGACAATACCGGTAATTTAAGATTACCAGGTAATACTTTCGCAGTTAACTACGCTAATGGTACTCAAGTGTCCTTAGGTGGTGGCAACGTTACTTGGTCACAGATAGAAGATAAAGATGGTAACAGTGGACCTACTATAATAACCCTAGGTCAAAATGCAGGATTTGACGGTCAAGGCAATGCCGCAATAGCAATTGGTAAAAATGCTGGTCAAGGTGGTCAAGGTGATTCATCAATAACAATCGGAGAAGATGCTGGTGGTAACACTACTCAAGGCGCTAATGCAGTAGCAATTGGT